TTGACCCCGGCAACCGCGTGTCGGAATTCGGACAAACCCCGACCACCCTCCGACCCGTCATCAAAAATTCAGCCCCTACAACGTGTGTATCGGCCCCGGCAACCGCGTGTCGGAATTCGTACAACCTCCGACACGCTCCGATCCGTCATCAAAAATCAGGCCCGGCAACTTGGTGCTAAAACTGAGAAACCCCTTAAAAACAGGCATTTCTGCCCCGGCAACCGCGTGTGATCTCCCCCGGCAACCGCGTGTCGGAATTCGTACAACCTCCGACACGCTCCGATCCGTCATCAAAAATCAGGCCCCTACAACGTGTGTATCGGCCCCGGCAACCGCGTGTCGGAATTCGGACAAACCCCGACACCCTCCGACCCCACCATCAAAAATTCAGCCCCTACAACGTGTGTATCGGCCCCGGCAACCGCGTGTCAGAATCCGGACAAACCCCGACCACCTCCGCACCCGTCATTAAAAATTAGGCCGGCAAAACTCAAAGGGTGACAAATTTACTAAGGGTAAATGGCAGAACGCATTAGCCAAGCAACCCTGATTACCCTGCGTGATAACCTTGTCACGGCATATACCAATATCAGTTCAAGCCCCACTTCATCCTATACAATGGGTGATCGGACTTTCACCTACACCGACAGGGCTGATCTCTGGAAAGAAATTGAAACGCTGGAAAGGCAAATTCTGATGCTTTCCTCAACTTACAAGGCATACGGGAAAAACCGCGTGGACTTCAAAAAATGGAACTAAAACTTTGGAACAGGGTGAAAACCGCAAGCCGTATCCTCTTCGGATATGATGCGGTCATTTCAAACCGCTATCGGAAAAACAAAGGTTTCCATCCGATCAGAGATGAAAACATTGAACTGAATCCTTATGACCGGGATGAAATGGTGGGCAATTTGCTCAACATGAAGCGTAACAATCCTATCGTGAAATCTATCTCACGACTGAAGCGCACCGATGTTGTAGGGTCAGGGGTTAAACCGCAACCGGCCACACCCTCAGAGGATTTTAATGAGCGCGTGCTAGAGCTTTGGAGTGAATGGAGTGAGGCACCGGAGGTCACGGGCATGATGAACATGAAGCAAGTTCAGCAAGAGATTGTTGATGCTCCTTTGTTTTTCGGTGACATCGGGATTTTGTACGGTAACACGGGCCACCTTCAAATTTTTGAGGGCAGCAGGATCGGTTCACCACGCGGGGTGGGTGGTTTCAACGAATATGACCCGGATAAAAACGGCGTGATTGTCGATGAATACGGCAGACCGGTTGAGTATCAGGTTGGTAACAGAATTAATGGCTCATTAACTGATGTCCGCAATGTGCCGGCCAGAGATTTCATCCTGTATATGAAACGCACCCGGCCAAGTCAGTGGCGCGGTGTTCCAACCCTGGCACCCTGCGTGAACACGCTCATGGATGTTTCTGAATATGAAGAGATTGAAATGATTGCGGCCAAGGTTGCAGCCAGCTTGTCAGCAGTAATCAAGAGGGAGGGGGCAGTCAATTTTGAACTAGCTAACCGTGAAGCTGCCGGCGATCAGGACACGGTGGGCCGGTTGGAAAATTTTGAGCCGGGTACATTTCACTATCTGGAACCGGGGGAGGATATTTCAACGATTGCGTCAAACGGCAGGCCAAACGTGAACGGCATCGAGTGGCTTGCCTTTGAATTGCGCAAGGTGGGGGCGGCCATCGGCATACCTTATGAATTTCTGCTGGGCGATATTGGTGGATCATCTTTCAGCGCATCTCAAGGCGTGGTTATGCAGTACCAAGCTCAGGTGGAAGAGGAACAGCATTGCCTCATTGATATTATGCAAAAGATTTACCGCTGGCGTGTTGCCAAGTGGGTGATGGATGGGGAGCTAAATGTGCCGGTGGAAGTTGCTGACCCGTTTCGGGTGCGTTTCCAACCGCCACGTTTCAGGTGGATTAACCGCAGCAGTCAGGTGGAATCTGATATGAAATATGTGCAGCTTGGGGCGATGAGTCTTGATGATGTTGCCAGTAGCTTTGGTGATTCGGCCCTGAATATTATGCGCAGGAAAGCGCAGAACATCGCAGACGCCAAACAGGTTGCCGCTGAATTTGGTGTGAAGGATTACCGTGAACTATTCAACCAACTGAACACAACCGCTTCAGCGAATTTTGCCGAGCTTCTCAATTTTGCCCCTACGCAAAACGGGGAACCGGCCACCGAACCAAACCAACAGGAATAAAGATAATGAGACAAAAATTCTGGGATTACATCGACAACCCATCCGAAAAGAAAAAGCAAGAGTTGACTTCTGAAGAGTTGCGCTTTGCTGACCGGCTAAAAAAATCAGGCAAAGAAGTGAAACCCGCCTCTGACCCAAAAAAGAAGTAAACCAATATGCCGCTGCCAACACCAAATTCTGAGGAAAGTGAGTCTGATTTTATGGGCCGCTGCATGATTGATAAAACAATCCAGAGTGAATACGACAGCGATGAACAGCGTGCTGCTGTCTGCTATGCTCAATATGAAAAGGCTGCTGCCCCTGAAGTTGAAGAGGAGGTGGCTGCTGGGCCGTGGCTGCCACGCGCACCCCGATTGCCACGGGCAAAATGGTTACCGGGCGCACCGTGGTTGCCAGCAGCACCGTGGTTGCCGCCTGATCGCGGTGGCCGGCGTGGTATCCCTTGGGAAAAGGGCAAAGCCACCTATCAGACATGGTGTCTTGAGGCACAAAACCCATCCAAGGTGGACAAACAAAACGGAGTGATTGAAGGCATTTCAATCATCACTACTGGTGAAGCCAAGGGGCACCAGATGATGATAAGCCAAAAAACTCTTGAATCATCCATAACCCTGATGATGGGCAAAAGCATCCCGGCATATCTGAGTCATGCCGGTTCAAACGGTGATCGGTTATTAACTGAGGCCGGGTACTTCAGTGGCTTTTTTCGTGACGGGGACCAGATACGGGCCAGCAAGTTTACTGCCCTTGAAAGTTTCAAAAAATACGACCGGGAAAAATACGACCGACTTTTTGAAATCGCTGAAATTGCACCGGAAACATTCGGTGTGTCGATTGTCTTTGAAGGGCAATTGTTTTGGGAAATGAATGATGGTTCTGAGGTGCCTATGGACACTATGAGCGCACCTGAAAACTCACGTTTTGAGTATCCAACCGTGCGACCACTCAAAATCACATCTGCCGACTTCGTAGACTCACCCGCTGCGAATGGTGCTTTGTTTAGTTCAATGGGTGACAAATCCACAACAGGTAAAGAGATGAAACAAAAACTAGACATCGAACAGGCAGCGCAAGAGTTGATTACTGCTCTGGGCGCATCCAATGAATCTGCCTCCGCAGCGCATGAAGCTGCCGCAGAAAAATCTGAAGAAAAACCGGCTGACCCGCCAAAGAAAAAGAAGGCCAAGAAAAAAGAACTGGCTGAACAGGATGAAGAGGACAAGAAGGATGAGCAGCGCGGTGAAGAAGATGAGATTGCCAAGGAAGATCAAGGGGAGGAAGTCGCCAAAGAGGAGGATGAGGCAGAGGATCGTGATGACGATGAAAAGCCTGATGCCGATAAACTCGCTGAGGATGAGGAGAAAGAACTTGAACGGCCTGACGATGAGTATCAGGAGAAAATGCGTGCAGCAGTTGAGGAGGTATATTCACACGCAGAAAACCTTATCAACCGCTTGCGGGAGGTCATGGACATGACCGGTGTACCGGATACACGCGATGAAGCAGCAGCCAAGGAGGATGAAAAAGAATTGTCCGCTTTGCGTGCTCGGGTAGGTGAGCTTGAAAAACTCAATATGGGGAGTGAGCCAATCAAGGAATCCACAGAGCAATCTTTTGCTGACCCTAAAGATGCAAAAAATTACCTGATCAAAAAACATTTAGAAACCCACCCCGGTGATAGTCGCTCAACGGCTGTCCTCGCTGTGGCAAAAACAAACCCGGAATTATTCCAAAACAACTAAAATAAAATGGGATCAACAACAAAGAATGCCAGCGGCAGGACTTTTCAGGCCACCGCTGTCGCAATTGGCGCATACAGTCTAGTGACTCTGGACTCAAGCGGGACTATCTCAGTGAGCGGTGACAACGCAACTGAGCAAATTATTGGCGTGACCACCGAGGACATTGCTGCCTCTGGGTGGGGCAACGTACAATTACTGAATGCTGGAGGCACAATTGAAGTGCTTGCCGGCGGGAATACAATCGCTGTAGCAGATACCTGTTACATTGATGGCTCAGGCAAGGTTGGTACTGACAACAGCAACACCAAGATCGGTGTAGCACTTCAGGCCAGTTCTACCGATGGCGATGTGATTGAATTACTACCTCACCAGACATTCCTGGCATAAATTAAGGAGAATAAAAAATGAGTGTATTTGCATCATCATCCGCAAGTTTTAATCCCATAATCAATGAGGCCGTCAACGAGGTTGATCGTCAGGAGTTTGTGGGCCAACGCATTTTGCCTGTTCAGGGTTCTGATACCCAGACCGGCAAATATGTATTAATCAAAGGCAACCAATTTGATAATGACATCAGCAAGCCAAGAGCACCCGGCGCGAATTTCGCCAGTGCTTCAGGTGAGTACGAGTCAGCATCATTTGAGTGTGTTGAGTATGGTGTTGAGAATAGTCTGGATGATCTGGACATTGCCAACGCCCAAACCGATGCGCTTTTGGATATTGCCACAGTCACGGCCAATCAATTGGCCGATGATTTAATGGTGGGCCATGAGTTGCGTGTTGCCTCTGCTTTAAGCGGGGCCAGCTTTAATTCAACCGCCGCCACCGCAGCGATGAGCGCAGCCAGCACGGCCACGCCAATTGCTGACATAAACAACGCTGTTATGCGCTTGAATGCCAATGGCATTTTCCGTGGAATCCATCTGGTTATTGAGGCCAGCTTGTATCAGGAAATGGTACAGACCGATGACATGAGAAACCTGATTAATGGATCAGGCACATTTGCTTGGTCTACCGATCAAGTGAGCCGGGTGCTGGGTGTCGATGATGTCATCATCTGCAAGAGCCAGTACAATAGTGCCATGAAGGGTCAAAGTCGCAGCGCAACTAAAATCTGGCCCACATCCAGTTTTTACGTTGCAAGTCTTGCGAGCGGAGCATTCAGCAACGGCGGCATTGGTCGCACGCTTGCCTACAATGCGCGTGGCGGACAATTCGTCAGTGAAACTTATCGCACCGAGCAGCCACCGGCCAGCGTGGTGCGTGTTCGTAATTGTGTTGATGAAATTATTATCAATGCAAACGCGGGCGAAAAAATCACTGGTGCCTAATTAGACAGGACTGCCAAGGGGATACGCCACCCCGCCTATCGGTCAGAGTGGGCCGGTGGGCGGGGTATTTTTAAAAGCACATGGCTAGTTACACTACAACCCAACTTGCTGCTGATATTGATTTCGCAAATAATGATTGTCAGGTCACGCTGACAACCGTGCTGCCTACTTCCAGTGCAGGGGTTGAGTTCACAGCATCGCAGGAATCACTTCAGCAAACATTCCTTGTCGAGATCAATGGGCGTGAAGTCGAAATTGATCAAAAATTTTACATCAATATAAAAGACTTAACCACCTACCCGAGCAAAGGCTGGGTGCTGTCATATGACGGCACATCGTACAAGGTTTTTGACACTAAAATTGATGCAGTAGGGGTACTGCTCACCCTGACTTGCATTTCCAGATATTCAGCTTCCTGATGGCCGCCACTGATTTAAATGACCTGAACAATTTTGAATACCACTTTGAGACAGCGGCATCGACTTTCCTCAATACCGCTGTAGGCATTGATATTTTCCGCACAGTCATTGAGGATAATTTTGTGGTGCCCCGGATTGAGGTGCAACTGTTTGTTGAGGAAGCACTTGACCCATTTGCCCCGCGCAATGGGGGTGCTTCATCCAGCACCCAAGATTACCGCGCATTTAATGGGATGTTTTCAGCAAAGTTGGTTACTGATAATTCTACCGGGGGTGCTTCAGATCACGCCACCTATCGGGCCAAAATCAGGACAGCCCTAATGCGCAGCGCAACCAACTGGGATTCTACCACGCTGGAATATTATGATGTGAAATTGCTGAAACCGGCAGGCACAGAATATGAAACTGATGGTGATATGAATATCTCACAACTGACCTACACTGTTGTCTGGGAAATTAGGGATGACGCTTGGCCCACCTGATTCAAAGGGTGACAAATTCAACTAGGGTAGAAGGCAGCAAAGAGACTGTCACGGGCACCACCCGAAACTAACCCGAAAACAAGTTGAAATGGAGAAGATCAAGAAATGGCTATAACATCAGATGGAACCCAATCCTTTGGAATCCAAGATTCACCGGTAACAATTAACTCGATCACCTATGTGGCAGAGTCCATGAGTTTTACATACGGTGCAAACCGTGTAGATATTAATGACAGCAATGGGGAACCCCTTGGCAGCACGTTAGTGCCGGGACGCGTGGAAGGTAGCGCAACCCTCCAATATGCTGCTGGCACCACGGCCAACCCGTCCATCGGGCATGAGATGGTATTGAGCGCAACTAATGGGCGAAACAATACCACTTATGTGATTACTGAGGTGGGCGATGCCCAGAGCCAAGGTGATTATGCAAAGTGTTCAATTAGCTTTTACAAGAAATTGAACTAATGGCTAAAACTGCCGCCGAGGTTTGGCTTGAGTACAAACCAAAGCTGGCAGCGGCACGGGATTCTGACAGGGCACAAGTTGCCCTGTCATTCCTGCCCGTCATAATTCCGCTGGGCCGGTTTGAAATTGTACCGCTGACTATTGAACGTCTGCTTTGGCTGGAGCAGATCAAGAGTCCTTTTGTCAATGGAGCGGAACCCCAGCGCAAAGATGTTCTCGCATTCTTATGGATATGCTCACCCAGCTTCAGGATCGGTGAAAAATATGGCAAACGCTTCTGCTGGAACAACTGCCTCATAGGGTGGCGTAAATATGCGCTACTGATTTGCGAATATATGACAGAGGTGGCTGAGTCAATGGGCGCGGAGTCTGCCGGGGATGTTGACGCAAATTGGTTACCGCAAATGATAGACAATTTTGCCCACCAATATCACTGGACTGAAAGGGCCATAATGGAAATGCCCGTCCAACGTGCAACAGTCCTGGCAAATGCTATGAGCGCACGTTGCTCTGAAGGCAAATCACTTTCATTCAGTCCACACACCGACAAGGTACGGGCAGAGATGTTGGCGGCGATAAAATCCGCAGAAGAAAAACAAGATGTCTAAGTTCAGCATTACAGCCCTGATCGGTGTTGATTCATCACAGATGTCGCGGGGTCTGTCTAAGGCCGGGGCTAAGATGAAAGCTTGGGCAAAGAAATCCATGCAGGTGCTTCAACAGGCAATCATTAAAGGTGTAGCTGTTGCGTCTGCTGCGCTGGGAGTATTCGGTGTCAAATCGGTTAAAGAATTTGCGAACTTTGAAAAAGGGATGCTGGAAGTGTTCACCCTCCTGCCCGGTTATTCAAAAGAAGCAATGGCAAAAATGGAAGCTGATGTTCTGGCCCTTGCATCAAAAATGGGAATCCTGCCCGAGCAAGTTGTCCCAGCACTTTACCAAGCTTTGTCAGCCGGTGTTCCCGCCAGCAATGTTTTTGAATTTTTGGAACAAGCTGCCATCTCAGCAAAAGGTGGAGTGGCATCCTTGACTGAATCTGTTGCGGTTTTGACTTCAATAACAAACGCTTATGGCCCGGAAAATTTAAGCGCAGCAGACACCGCAGATATTCTTTTCACTACCGTTGCCAAAGGTGTCACGAATTTCGGTCAACTCGCAGCGAGCTTGTATAATGTGGTGCCGTCTGCGGCTGCTGCTGGGGTTTCATTCGATCAGGTGGGGGCGGCCATTGCCGCGCTGACCGCCGCAGGCACGCCAACTTCTGTTGCTACCACTCAAATCAGGTCAGCAATTCTCAGCATGATGGCTCCTAACAAAGCAATGTCTAAAGCATTCCAAGCTGCGGGGTTAGATGTATCAAAGCTTGCAGAAACCATGAAGCAACCGGGTGGTCTATTGACTGCAATGCAGATGGTACAAGTGGCTGCTAATGGTGACATGACCGCGCTGAAGAAAATGATGGGAAGCGTGGAAGGGTTATCTGCCATGTTAACTATTACCGCTAATAACGGCCAAGGGTTTGTCGACTTGTTAGATGAGTTTGCGCAAAGAGCAGGGGCAAGCAGAGAAGCATTTTCAGGAATGGATAAAGGGCTCACGCGTTCATGGGAGAGGATTGCAACAGGAATGAAAGTTGCGATGATAAAAATGGGCAAAGCACTCTCACCATTCGTTCAAGCAGCCGTGCCGACTATCCTGAGAATCATTCAAATGATTGAATCTATTCCGTGGACTAAAATGTTGCAGGGATTTGCTCGCGTCTGGTTGATTGGCATACGGCCATATCTTCAGGCACTAGCTCGGACTCTGTTAAGTTTACCGTGGGGCAATCTGCTGACTACTCTTTTGCCCGTTGCCACTGTCGTCATCAAGACAATACAAAACCTGATCAAGATTGCTATTGGTTTGGCACCGGCACTTGTTCCCGGCATAGCGACCTTGGGAGGCATTTTCACGCTGATGTATACCCGGATGCTGCTGATTGTAGCGTTGCTCGCAAAACTTGCTCCCCAGATTGGGGAACATTTCAAACTCATGTTTGAAATTGGGCGCACAGCAATGTTGGCGTTTTTCTGGCCTACAAAGAAAAACTTTATTGCCTTGGGACAGTTTATAAAAAGTCAGTTAGCAAAGATGTGGCAAAATTTTTTAGAGTGGGGCAAAGCTATTTTCAAACTCTCCAAGGATGCGTTTACAAATATAAAAAGTAAACTCGGAGAAATATTTGGAGATTTGATTTCTGATCTCGTTACAAAGATGCAGGAATTTTTGAGCAGGATACCCGGATTCAATGAAATGGCTGAAGAAATTTCAAGAACGTGGGCCGATATAAAGTCAGATTTGGTAGGTGAATTCAAAGCGATGATTGGCGCGTTTGAAGGTTTTTTTGGAACTGCTGCACAAGGCAGAGAAGCATTACAGCCCTTCGTTGACTTGATGAAGGAATTAGTCCCACGTCTTCAGAAAATGTTAATTGCTTTGCTGCAACTCACTAAAGGTCTTGCCGCATTTTTAGCAATGGTGCTTCAAGTTGTGATGGCTATAGTTCGTGAACTAGCACCAGCATTGAAAACTACCGGCGCGGTGGCTTTTAGGATTATTGGCGTGGCGTTATTCATGTTTATCAGAGGACTCGGAGTCTTGATGTCAGTGGCCGCTGATGTGCTTTGGATTCTAGGCAAAATCTTTGAGTTTCTTGCAAAAACTTTAAAGCCAATACTCATGGAACTCACAACATGGATAGGTGGATTTGCTGCGGCACTGAGTGAGGGCGTGAAAGCAATTTGGGGATCAGTGGAATGGCTTTACCGCAAACTCAAGGATGGGATGGCCGCAGTTGCGGTTTATTTTGTTGAGGCATGGTATCAACTTAAAAAAGATGTTGGGCTTGTTTTTGAGGCGTTCATTATTTGGATGAAAGAACTGGGTGCGTGGGTCTATAAAATTTTATTTGGTAGCACGATCACTAAGGATTTCAAAAAAGCATTCGATTATATTCGTGATGTGGTAATGGAGGTGCTGAATAAAATTCAGAGCATATTTGAAACCGTTTTTGACGGGATCGAAATGGGGATTGATGGCGTAACAAATGCCTTTAAGGCAATGGGTGATTTCGTGGGTAAAGTCTTTGAGAAAATTTTGAGCATTGGAGCCAAGATCAAGGAGTTGATTGGTGGTCTGATGAAAAGCGTAGGCGGGGTTGTGGGTGGCATCTTTGATAAATTAACCGGGGGTGGAGGCGGTGGCGGTGGCGGTGCCCAACGTCCAACGAGAGGGGGAAGTGGTGGAGGCATTACCACTGGCAATCTTGTCACCTCCCTAAAGCCAATCGTTGAAAAATTAAATTCAATGGATGGGTCACTTAAATCCATTGACAAAACTCTCAAAGGTAAATTTGTAAACCAATAAAATCATGGCAATTATTTATGATGTACCGGGTAGCAGTGACGCTTCAGTTGCGATAAAGGTAGGCACGACAACCTATCAATATCCACAACGCCAAGAGGGCAGCACTACGCTGGTGAAAGTGGGTTACACTTTTATAATCAATCGAGATGACTTTGCGCTGACGGCATTGGATACGGCTGACCCACTCTCATCTAGCTATTATTTAATTGAGGAAACGGTGCCAGCAGATGCCGGTTCGGGACTTGTCCAATGGGAGCGGTGGTATGGAACCGTGCCGACCGCTTACAACACTTACACATCAGAGGCAGTGACGTTTCCCGGTTTTTATGATTCATACGACACAGACACAAATTTTCGGCCACCTTACACGCTGGTGGTGCCGGTCAAGGAAATGCATTCTTTCTATAAAACAGTTGACCCATCGAATGATTTTCCAATCAACGACTATGACCAGAAAGATTTATTCATGAATACCCGCAATGAGTATGTCGATTACGTTGATGACAATACAACAATTGAACCGGGCGGCACTTCTTTTACCTACACGGATTACCAAGATTTGGTTGCAGCAGGTGGCTCTATTAATGTGCGTGAACCAATTTTGAGACGGGCATATGGAGTCGGCAACATTTGGGAGCGAATCGCATATAGTGCCGTTTGTAAATGAGTGAAATCGTTACAGTTGAAGGGAAAGGATCAGTTGCCAATCCTGTCTTTAGGTTTGCTGGCAATTTTAATAAGGGGACAACCCCCACACTCCTTGATTCTGCTGAAGCCAAACGTGTTCGATCTTTTATTGAAAATATAGTTTTCAGCTCCACCTACAAAATCAATGCCGGTGGGCCACCCGCAAATAAATTCGTTTTGGATTTGTCTAATGACGGACAAGCCCAATGGTTGCTTGATTTACAAACGGCACTTGAATTTGATCCTGCCCCGAAATTAGGTGCTGACCTTGAGCTGGATTCATTTTCGATTCGCGCCAAAAAAGAGTTGAGTTGGTACTACCAATTTGCCGATGAGGGTTTCGTGATCATGCCGCAAAATGCACCGGCGGCAACCCAATCCTCATTGACCTCTCGTATAAAATTGGGCGGCTGGTCATCGGGGTCTGCTTTATACGTTGGCTTCAAAGCACCGGCAACGGGCAGCATTAGTAGCTCAATCGTGTGGGAGTTACCCAGTGCCGATGGTACTGCTGACCAAATTTTATCAACCGATGGCGCCGGTGTATTATCTTGGGTCGATGATGACCCCGGCGTGGAAAGCATAGATGTGTCAGGTGGCACGACCGGGATGACCTTCACGGGGGGGCCGATTACAGACAGCGGCACCATTACGATGAGCGGGGTGCTGGATGCTGATAATGGGGGCACCGGACAAAGCTCTTACACAAAGGGTGATATTCTCTATGCCGACACAACCACAACCCTTGAGAAACTTGTGCTGGGGTCTAATGGTGAAGCGTTACTTGCAAACACCACCACGGGCTTACCTGAGTGGGGGGATAATGGCGTGCTGTCCGTTTCAGTAACAGGCGGCACCGCGATCACTAGCACGGGAGGGCCTATTACAAGTGCAAGCCCCGGGGGCATCACAGTCAACCTTGATGACACTGCGGTTACACCGGGCAGCTATACATCAGCGGATATAACAGTTGACCAGCAAGGGAGAATTACAGCCGCCAGCGATGGTTCAGGCGGTGGCGGTGGCGGCATGACTTCTTTTGATGTCGCGGGTGATTCTGGCTCTCCAGAAACCGTAAGTGATGGGGATACCTTAACCATTGCCGGGGGTACGGGTCTGTCATCGGAATCCAGTTCAACGACAACGGTCACGGTCAATCTGGATAACACCGCGGTGACAGCCGGGTCATATACATCGGCTGATATTACCGTCGATGCTCAGGGCCGAATCACTTCAGCCAGCGATGGTTCGGGTGGAGGTGGTGGAATGAGCGGATTTGATTTAGACGGTGACAGTGGGCCCACGCAATCAATCATCGACGCGGCAACCGTGACGATGGCCGGGGGCACTGCCATTTCGACCGTGGCAAGTTCAACGGACACGGTAACTTTCAATTTGGATGACACCGCGGTGACTGCCGGGTCATATACCTCGGCTGACATTACCGTTGATGCGCAAGGAAGGATTACTTCAGCCAGCGATGGATCTGGGGGTGGTGGAGGTGCGCCAGTTGACGCGCAATACGTTGTCCTGGCAACTGATAGCACGCTCACTGATGAACGGGTGCTCACTGCTGGAAGCAATATCTCAATCACAGATGGTGGCGCGGGCAGTACGGTTACAATCGCATCCACAGATGAATATACAGGCACGGTCACTAGCATCACAGGCGGCGCAGATTCGGGCTCAGGCACGGCCATCACATCTTCAGGCACTTTATCCGTTGTCGGTGGAACAAACGTCACCACAAGCGTCTCAGGCACCACAATCACCGTTGATTCCACGGACCAGTATCAAGGCACCGTCACCTCTATTGAGGTAGTTGGCGGAACCGCACTCACAGCCACCGGGGATACTACAATCACTAGCAGCGGCACAGTCACCCTGAATTTGGATGATACTTCTGTAACAGCCGGGTCATATACAAATTGTGATCTGACAGTGGATGCGCAAGGGAGAATAACTGCGGCTGCTGATGGTTCATCGAGTGGGGGGATAGACAGCTTCACGCTGGCCGGTGATTCAGGCAGCAATCAGACCATTGAAGATGCTGACACCGTAACCATCGCAGGAGGAACCGCAATTAGCACGGTGGGGGGTGCCACCGACACCGTGACGGTCAATCTTGATAACACAGCGGTAACAGCCGGGACTTATACAAACGCAGACATAACTGTTGATGCTCAGGGTCGGTTAACTTCAGCAGCGGATGGAACCGGGGGCGCACCAATCGGTGCCCAATATGTCACGATGGTCGCTGACGGTGATCTGACAAACGAACGTGTGCTGACCGCAGGCACTAACATTTCGATCACCGATGGAGGGGCCGGGAGTACGGTCACAATTGATTCCACGGATCAATATGAAGGAACTGTTACAAGCGTGGACACGGGCACCGGGCTTACGGGCGGAGCAATCACTAGCAGCGGCACAATCTCACTTGCCGATACAGCAGTCACACCCGGTTCATATACAAACGCAGACATCACAGTTGATCAGCAGGGCCGAATTACTGCGGCTGCTGATGGTTCATCCTCTGGATATTCATGGGATGGGGATGCTGATGGCGGGACATCCTTCACGGTTGGCGATGCCGATACCGTTTCCTTCCTTGGCGGCACCGCATTAACTAGCACGGCCAGTGATTCACCCAATTCAATTACCTTTGACTTGGATAACACAGCCGTGACCGCCGGGTCATATACCTCTGCGGATATAACCGTTGATGCCCAAGGCAGAATTACCTCTGCTGCTGATGGAACCGGGGGTGCCCCTGCTGACGCACAATACGTCACTTTGGCTACCAATGGCGATCTGACAAACGAACGGGTGTTAACTGCGGGCACTAATATCACCATTGACGATGGAGGCGCAGGAAGCACGGTCACTATCAATTCAACCGACCAGTACACGGGCACCGTGACTAGCATATCAGCGGGGGCAGATTCAGGCAGCGGGACGGCAATCACCTCTTCAGGCACCTTGACTTTCAGCGGTGGCACAAATGTCACCACTTCAGTAAGCGGCACCACGGTCACTATCAATTCGACTGACCAATATGAAGGCACGGTTACATCCGTGACCGTGGCCGGGGGCACTGGGCTGACAGCAACGGGTGACACCACAATCACCACGAGTGGAACCGTCACCCTGAATCTGGATGACACGGCGGTGACTGCCGGGAGTTATACTTCTGCTGACATCACCGTGGATGCCCAAGGCAGAATAACCTCAGCAGCAGACGGCAGTAGCTCATCAGCGGCACCCGCCGATGCGCAATACGTCACTTTAGCTACTGACAGTGATTTAGATAATGAGCGGGTGCTGACCGCTGGCACCAACATTTCGATTACTGATGGCGGTGCTGGTGGCACCGTTACAATCGCATCCACAGATCAGTATGAAGGCACAGTTACATCCATAACTGCGGGCACTGGCTTGACCGGGGGAACAATTACAACCACCGGCACCATTGCGCTGGCTACATCCGGGGTGACTGCCGGGACATATGGTGATGAAGATAATGTGGCTCAGGTTACAGTGGACGCTTATGGCCGAATCACCAGCGCATCTAACGTGGCAATTTCATCCTCTGCGGGTGGCACAGTCACAAGTGTTGCGGTTTCAGGGGGATCGACCGGGCTGACCACTTCAGGCGGTCCAATTGAAACCAGCGGGACCATTACCATTGCCGGCACTTTGGTTGAAGGGAGCGGGGGAACCGGGCAATCAACTTACACAAAGGGTGACATCCTTTCAGCACCCTCGGCAAATACGCTTGGCAAGTTGGGAATTGGCACAGCGAATCAAGTTCTTACAGTCCACGCAACAAACGGTGTGGCAGCGTGGGCCGATCCAGCAGCGGCCATTCAAGCTGAGTATGTAGTTTTATCTGCGCACGCCGATCTCGACAACGAAAGGGTGCTGACCGCTGGCACCGCTCTCACTTCAGTTGATGCTGGGGCCGGCAGTACGGTCACAATCAACCATGATAATTATGGAACGGCTGGAAGCTATGGAAGCGCAACCCTTGTCCCGGT